GCTCGCGCGCGGAGCGAGCGACGCCAGAAAGAGCAAAGGAAGATAGCCCTGAAAGTGAAGCGATTCAAACCTGGACCAGTGAGAACCACGCCCATTGTATGCGTGAAGCCAATTCGTAAGACTAAGCTTGGCATGAAACAGATAAGAAATGTGAAGCACGTGCCTGGAACGAGTTCCCCGAGTCACAAAGCCTACACGCGTTCTCCAAAGATGCTTGGTTTAAACAGCTCTGTATGCTCAAACAGTGACTGTAATAAATGTCGTGGTACGAAGTTGTTCGGTGCTCATGTGTCGATCCGCATTAGTAGAAAAATTCGACAGTACGCAATCGTCCCGACATGCCCCTCGTGTAACGCGGTCGGTAAACCATTCAAGGCCCGTCGCAACACACCGGTTTTTATTCTCGGGCGCGTTCGGTCTATGCATCCATCCAAACCATATAATGCGAACGAAGACACTATCATCGAAAAGAGACTATTTGAAAACGGTTCTCGAATCGATAGATTGGAGCTCGGTGATGAAGAAGTGCGTTTTGAAACTGCTTGACTCAGAAATTGAATTTTTTGAAATTCACGATAGATCTACCTTTTTCTAATGCCTAAGTCGAGTAGACCCATCCATGTAATCAAACATTCTAAAGATGTCCTACGAACAGTGCCTCGCCGACGCCATGCGTATGTACCGAGTGGAATCACCCACCGATAGATGCAAGAAACTCGCACATGCAACGTGGAAGATGAAACAAAAATACACACAACTTCGAAAAGAAAGGGATGATAAGGTCATTCACTTTTTAGATAAAGCTCCAGAGCAGATAGTAGAAAAAAGGCGCGTGGTGCACACTTGTCAGGCAGTAACATTGGCTGGCAAGTCGTGTGGATTTAGAGCTACGTGTGGTGGATTCTGTAAGAAACATCAGCCAAAATCAAAATATTAGTGTATTGTAAATGTTAGACCAAGAAACATTAAGACCAGTTATAATCGCCATGGCCCTCTATGTAGCTATCGCAAAAATTGTCCCCGAAAATGTAAAGAAACCCACAAACATTGGTTTCATTGATGATATCGTCTCCATGCTTATCGCTCAAAAGGGTGCCATTGCTTCAGGTGCTATTCTCACCGGGCTCATCGTTTTCATTACCAATTACATCATCGATGAATTGTTGTGATACGTGTTCTTTTCCAACCACCCATTTCGTGTGTGAGTGATCCATGTATCTCAGTCGTTTTTCATACGCATCATTCATGAATTCCAAGAGTTGTTCTTTGTTTGGTTTGCCCCACTGCATACCTTTCTTAAACAAGAAGTCATCATTCTGCAACTCTTGAAGTTCACAATCGATCGTGTACGGTGTTTTCACATACTCTGGTGCACCCCCATAATTCGTGATGATGACCGGTTTGTCACGCATCGCCGCTTCGACTGCACCCATACCCACACCTTCCGAATTCGAGAAGCTGACGTAACAGTCGGATAGTCGGTGTATTTTATCCATCTCATCATCCGATACCAAACCATTTATGACTTCTACGTTCGGTAGGTTGATTTGGATAGGCTTATTACAAGTGGCTTTCACAATGAGTTTTGTATCTGGTTTATTCAATCGGATAAATGACTCAAGAATATCTTTAAAATTTTTACGTTGATCCATGATGTTCCCTATGTGATAAAATGTATACGTGTCTTGGTGTGGTATGTGGGCTCGAATGACATAAAATTCGGTGTCAGGAAATTGTCTCGAGAATACCTTTTTGCAAAACTCACTCGGAACCGCGACTCTATCAAAGAATGAAAAAAGTTTACCATAATCTTCGTGTACGGTCTCTGTTTCACAGACGGTCATACAGTGTAGATGTTTGATCTTATGTTTGAGTTCTGGTATTTTTTGAAACCAATACTCGATAGGTAAAGCGAATATGAATGCTCTTTCACACACGGGTATTTCATTTTGAATTTCAATATACTTCCAATCTGGGAAAAGTTCAGTGTATTTTTTGGCATGTTGTCCTATTCCACTCAGAAGACTTGGTCCTATGACGAGCATTACATTTAAAGATAATATTT